TCCAGCCCCTCTATGAGCTTTACGTAATCCGGCTCAAAGCCTATGTCTACATTTATCGCGTTGCCGTCAGCGATAAATCGTCCGCTTACTCGTTTCATTGTTTATCCTTTCTGTTCAAAAATATTCTATTCAAAAACATTAGCTGTGGGTTACTTTCAATAGGTGCATGAAGTTGTCGTTCAGGATTCTCGACGTAAACATCGTTTTCCAGCCGGAAGTCGCCCTCTGGTTAAGAGGATCAGCCGTACCGCCGGAACCGTAAGGTTTGACGATGTTCTTGGCGTTTCCTTTTTCCAGATCAACAACACCATAGGCATTCTTACCGATGATCGGCAGATAGTAATAATCGCCGCTGCCATCGAACGGGTCGGTTGCTGATCCGTCGCTGTGAGCGACGGACGAAGCTAACCATCGAACATTACCGGTAGAACCCCACTCGGCATCGTCGACGTTGCTCTGTGCCGGGTAGTTAGCCGTAGACTTAAACCCGCTTACGTCCTCGAGGTCGTCGATAAGCTCTGTGTGCATAACACCCCAGAACGACGGTCTTACAGGAGAGGTACCCTGTCCGGTTCCGGCCTTGATAAGCGAGGTTATCATCGAGGCATCGTTATTAAGCAGTGTCTGAACAACACTGTCAATGTCCGGCCTGTTCATCTTTGTCGCTGTTCCTACGCCGCTTGAAGCCGTTGTACTGGAAGCACAAGCAACCAGAATATCCCGGACGATTTCGTCCACAGTACGTCCCATCTGGTCGCCGAGTTCCTGGCCTGCTACAGTCAACACCGGATCGGCTACGGTCATGTCAACAACATCGGTAACATGAACAAAATCGCCGTACTGCGCGACAGTAGCCAGAAGGTCGGTCTTGCTGAGCCGTTTACCGGACGGCGTTACGCCCTCGGCAAGCTGGGTTGTAGCCGTCGAAAGCATTGCATACCGACGGAACTTGATCGTTTTACCCTTGCCCTTCGGCAACGGTTTTTGCTGTGCAAACTTGGTGTGAACAAGTTTAGGTCTTGCATTCTTAAGCAGAACCCGATCGTAATAAACTTCTATACCGGAATCTACCTGGGTTGTGGTTGTCAAATTATCAGACATAAAAAGTTATCCTTTCTACCCCTTTGATAAAACTTCAGCTTCGTACTTGGCAAACTCCTCGTCGCTCATATTCGCGAAGAGATTGGCCTGGTTAAACCCGCCGCCGCTGCCTGCCATGCTCGCAGAACCCGGCTTCGTCGCGGCGTTTATAGCCGCCTGCGCTTCCGGGTTTGTCTGCTGTGCCGACTGCTGTGTTTGCTGTTGCTGCTGTGCAAAAGCAGGATTTGTCTGCGGCTGTTCGGTTTTCTGGACCATCTTCGCGTAGTTATAAGCCGTCAACATCGGGTTTGGACTACTGCGAATTTCCGTCATTATCTGGGGATTTTGTGTAATTGCGTTTTTCAGTGGTTCCCCCAAATTTTGGGGAGTTCCTACTACGTCGTGATAGTCTGGATGCTGTACCATAAACTGAAGCTCGCTAAGAGATGATTGAAACTGCTGAGTCATCGCCTCTGTAGCCTGCTTAGCCTGTGCCACAGTCATAATGTCATCATCATCAAGACCGTCGTAAAGATCCGGTGTTTCCGGCTGCTGCTGTTGCTGAGGCTGCTGCATATTGGCCTGATACAAGGCTAACTGCTGCTGGGACATTTGAACTTTTTGTTCAAGGTCCTTTACCTTGTCGTTGACTTCCGCAAACCTCTCGTAAGGTATTGCTTCCGGGGTCTGCTGTTGCTGGTCCTGATTCTGATTTTGCCCCTCGGCGGCAGGAGCCTCGTTTACGCCCGTTTGTACTTGTTCTTCTTCCATGACTATTCCTTTCTTTCTGCGACTTATGGTTCGGCTTCAACCTTTGCCGGTCGGCGATTCCGGCTGTAACGCCTAAAAGCCCGTGTCACTGGTTAATAAAAAAGCTAATAAAAAAGCTAATAAAAAAAGCCCTGCTTCATGCGCTTTACTCTGGCGAGTATTGCACATAAAACAGGGCTTCGATTTTTTCGATTGTCCCTTGAGACGTTATTTAGTTGTTAAGTTATTTCTCCTGTTTTTCAGGTTTAATAGACTGCTCGATATTACAGTTTACGTACTTTCCGTTTTGTATGTTGAAATTGACCTTGCCGAAAAATCCGTCCATGTGTCTGGCAAGCTCTTTACCGAGCATATTTACTAGATTGTTTCTTTCTTCTTCTTTCATATCGATCAATTATAAATTATTGGACTGTTATTGTTTTTCGCCGAATCAAACACTGCCTTGTTCCCTTCTTCTGACATCTCGATATGATCTGTCGGAATATCATCCGGCAAGGCGCTTAAAAATTCCACTATGCCCTTTTTGTTGTTAACGTACACACACAGCGTCCCGATCATCGCGGGCGGCTGCTCTTTCATTAGCATCAAGGTTGTCTTTATTTCGTTTCTGTTGGCCCAATCGCTTCTGACGAGGATATAATATTCGTCGTGCTTGCTTGCGTTCTGGTCAACAACCTTTTCAATCGATTTTACAAGGTCGCTGCTAAGCTCTTTTCTTATGTCGCCTATAAACGTAGGCATATTATCTCCTTGTCTTTGCTTTCTTTCGGGTTTCGGCTGTCTGCTTGTAGAGGTCCGTGATTGCTTTGGCCGTATTTACAAGGTTGTCATTTTTCATCTTGTCGATCTCAGCGAGTGTCTTAACCCTGTCAAGGTCTGCCTGTGCGTAGTTATGAACACGATCGGCGCGTCTTTCCTGTGCCTGGGCGAGATTTTCGGCTATCTGGGACTGTGTAAGCTGCTGGGAAAGCTGTTCGTTCTGCATCTGTTTCTGCTGAGCCTGCATCTGCTGCTGTTCGGCCTGCTGAATATGCTTTTTGATATGCTCTTTGAGCTGTATCGGTGCGGCGTCTATGATCGCCGTAAACGGTATAGGAGCGCCAGCCTCTCTCAAGGCTTTCAGTTCCTCGTAGTACATCTGCCTTTGGCTGTCGGTCAGTAATCCCTCTTGAACGCTTATGTCGTACCTGCTAAGGTCTGTATCGTAAAACTCCTGCGTGGGCTGTTCGTTGAGAATCCGGGTAACTTTTTGCGGTGAATAGTTTTTCTGCACAATCTCTATAAGCCGTTTGCCGAGCAGCTTCTTGGAAAACCGATAGTTATCGAACAAATCCTGCAATATCGTCAATGCCCCGCCCTGACGCAGCTTTGACAGCACACCAGCAATATCTTTTTCCTCTGTTCCAAACAGTTCCTGGTTGATTCCGGGTATCTCGGTCAGTAGGTTGTCGATGGTTTCGCTCAGGTGGAACAATCCCTGCGGTATGTCCTGTGTCTGTTTGTTTCTCAGAGCGTCCAGTCCGGCAGGATTCCCGTTGTTTTTAATATACGTAACCTTTCCCTGCCCCGACTGATAAAGCGTCTCAGGGTTGATTATAGTGCCCTCAAGAGCATCATAGCCGGAGTTTATACGGCTTTCGATGATGTCAATATTCTGCGACATCCGCTTGTTAAACTCTTTTTGCGGATCGCGGATAACCCTTACAACGCCCTGGAGCTTGTCTTTGTCGCTTTCGATCTCAGGATAAAACATGCCGATAAGAGGAACAAATCTGTATTCGTCAAGCCCGAACGGGTCGGGTCCTGTATAAAGAACCTCGTCCTGCAGGATAATCGAAAGCTCTGTCCTCTGAAACCACCTGTCGATCGCTGTTACCATCGGATAGGTCGACAGTATATGATCGAGAGCTTTCTGGCCTCCCTGCCATACCTGCTCCTGACCGGTCCTGCGGTCTATCAATACTTTTCTGCGTTCTGTTTTCTTTCTCCAGAACTCATCATAAGCGAGCAAATCTTCTGAATACCTCTTATGTGCCAGTGGCACTTTGATAAATTTCTCGTCCCTGCCCGCCTGCAAAGAGTCGATTATCCGATCCTTGCCCGGGATAAGCATCTTCGCTTCGTCTTTGGTGACATATTCACGGCGCAAAAAATAGCCGCAATCACTCATATCACGCTCGGAAAAGGTCGGATCGGGCAAGCAGCGATTGTACGGCAGTCTCTTTAGTTTAATATCGCCGTTCCGGTCAACAAACGGCTCAACGAAATTTATACCGGATATTAACGGCCCGCACTCAAACGCATCGCTCATTACATTGTAGCCGTTGCTGGACCTCATAACATCCATAACAACCTTGGTAATCTGGCTAGCCGCCTTATCATCCTCAAACCCTACAGGATCAACTTTAAACGCAAGCCGGTTCTTACGCTGGTAACCGGTAATAATCTTGATTACACGCCGAATACGGTTGAATACAAGGGCGTTCCGTCTCTGGCTTGCAAGATAGTTCTTCTGCGTAGAATCCCACTGGTCGCCGACGACAAACTCATGATCCTTTTTTGCCTCATGCCAGTACTCGTTCCACCCGGCATGCGCCATCTTGTAAGCTTCGTTCCAGTCTTTTTTTATGTCTTTATCGCTCATAAAAACTCGTAATTAAACCATAACAGGCGGTGCATATTTTTCGTACAGTTCCTTGGCCTCTCGAGGCGACATTGCCCCGCTTACTTCCTCAAAATAGCCTTTTTCAAATACCATCGAGCCGTATCTCAAGGCATCGGCTCCGTGATCGCAGCCATCCTTAAGCGGCATTCCGGTAAAAACCTTCTTTGTTTCGGTAGACAGGCTTTCGTTTGTGCGTTCCCTGTAATGTTCTAAGCAATCAAGTCCATATTCACATTCTTCAGCGTCAAACCAGCACCTGTCTAAAAACCTCCGAGTTCTCGGTATTCCGTCTTGCGTTACGCTTCTTTCTTTTGGGAGCGGTTTAACGTTGAAATTATACTCTCTTAGTACTTCAAGGGCCGTTTCGCCTCTAGTGACCCTGTGTGCGTTGTTATCCATATCAACAGGCGTGTAAACAGCTCCGTACCTGTAACCCTCTGTTTCAGCCCATTCCAGCAACAGTTTTGCATATCCATCTACCCCAACCCCCGCATCCTGATAATACTT